CGTGAATGCTGCCGTTCCGTAAGCAACGGAAACAAACAACGGACGATCACCAGTTCCTGCAGTAAAGGTTCCATTGCTTCCTACTAAAGCACCATCGCAAGCAACATGCTCACCGATAGCATTAATAGCAGAGAGAGCGATAGTAGCATCAATACCGTCAGCATCATTAACTGAGAAGGTACCATCACCATCATCGTTCCACAAACCAATACTTAGAGTTGCAGAACCGCCAGACGTAAAGGCAGTTTTAACGTACAAGGTAGCCGAAGTAATATGAACATTATCCGGTATCCCTGCAGAAGGATGGGTGGAAACTAGAGCATCCGAACCAGTAATATTAGCATAGTCAAGATTGACTACTACGGAATGCTCATCACCCATGGTTGACAAAATACCTTCAACACTTGGAGTAGCCTTTTCAAGACCAAACCTTACATTGAGGCCATCAGAGTTAGTCCAAAATTCGCTAGCAGACATATCAAGTTCCTCCCTTAAACTTGGTCAGTGTCACTAAGGACACAAACGAGGTTTTCAGGACGGTAGAGCTTGACACCGTAACGAGCAGTGGTAACGTACTCTTCACGCTGGAAGTCTTTATTATACTCTGAATCTACTTGCGGCATTTGACGCCATGCACCAACAAAGGGCAAGATGTCTGACGCAGCAGAGAAGAACATATTAGCCTTACCAGCAGCAGTCGTAACAGAGTCTACAGTTTCGTTTGCATCAGCAAGATAGTTGCTGGTGTAAACATCGAAACCATAAACGTTCTTTACAAACTTCATACCAGTTGCGATACCGTCACTTACGATACCTTCCCAACGTGGGTTATTACTAACATTGACAAGATTCGATAGAGTATTAAGAGTGTACTCAACCGAAGGATCAACAATAGCAATTAAGTTCGTATCTGGAACGTTAGCTTTCTTAAGACTATAACGAGCTTTAGCAAAGTCTGCTATAGCAAATACTTCATTGGTCCCTGAAGCAACAAAGCGGTGTGGTGCACCATTGATGTTGTTCAAGTCTGCAGAAGTCTGCTCAGACTCTAGCCCCATAATCTTAACTTCGACTGCTTCTAAGATTGCACGAGCTTGCTTCGGTACGAATGAAGAGATCAGTTGGTTCATATAGAAACCATCCTGCTTTGCTTTATTCGTGATATAGTGGCCCGAAGATTTATATTGATCAATCGAGAACTGGAACTCACCAGTATCGAGTGCACGATACTTAACGGCAGAGTTTTCAGAGTAGTTATCAGTTACCGCTTGACCAATGGAAGGAATCGTGAAAGTATCCCCATCAGGGAATTCACTCATCCAGTTTACGTAGGTCGTAGCCTGAAGTTCATCCTCAAGGACTTCCTTCAACTGGCTAGACCATACCTCAGAGCGTATCAGATGCCCTGAGTTACCAGTTTCCATAGCCATTTTATTTTCCTCTTATAGCTAGATTAACGTTTATAAAAGCCATCTTGGCCTTTCTCTTCTCGCATTTTGAATAGTTTCTGTTGGGTAGCCGGTTTAAAGTATTCCTTTGGGTTTGACTTACGAAGTTGTTCGAAGTAGTCCCAAGTTCCTTCTTCAACTGCTTGTCCACTATTCATAGTTTGCACAGCTTCAGTACTGGTTGTACCGACTGTAGGAATAGGGGTGGTTACCTTACTACTTCCTTGAGATACACCAATTGAATTAAAGAACATATCCGGTGAAATCGCTGCAATCTCTGCTAATTTATCAACAGTAACACCCATTACTTGAGCTTTCTGTTGAACTACATCAGCGGCTTTGTCAGCCCCATACAGTTCTTTCATCTTTGCATCAACAGCTTGAATATTCTGTTGAGCTACCTTCTGTGTATCTTTTTGTTCAATGGTATTAGAGATCAGCTGGGAGAGCTTTTCTTCATCTAGCTGAGGAGTGGTGTTCTCCCGAGCCTGTTGAGTTTGAGCTTGGTGTTCCGCAGTTTCCCTCTTAATTTGCTGAACCATTTCTTCTGCGGTGAGTCTCTTGTCAAGCTCCCCACGTAGTTCAGCCATTTCAGTTTCTAATTTATTAATATAATCATTACCGTGTACTGCTCCTTTAGCTAGTTGTTCAGTGTCAGAGTACTTCTTACCTTCACCTACGACTTGTGCTAAGTAACCCGGGTCAGCAGTCTCTTCTGGTTTATCTTCTGTTGTAAATACATCAGACATGGTCAGTCTTCTCCTGTAGATAAGTTGGTCAACTTAAGTATTTCTAAGTAAGCACGTAATTGCCCATTACGATCCGCTTGCTTATATGCCCATGCAGAATCTTCATAGTCTGAATCATATGCTGGACAATCCAAAGCGTCAATTTTGTTATTAATAATATCAGTTAGACGCTCTAGAATAGTTGTTGAATTTCTTATGTATTGTTCAAAGTCTTTACGTTTCTCTGGGTCTTTGAGATGTGAAGTCCAACGAACATTCATGTATGCGGAATCCTTTTATTACTTGTTACGTATTATTATACCATTTATTAGAGAATTTGTCAAGCCATCTCTTCAGGAGGTGGAGCAATTAAATCATTCTCTGCAACAGCTTCTTCATCTAAAGACTGTTGTCCAGCGTTCATCATTTTCTGTGTTTCCATCTGTTCGGCAACTCTGATATTAGGTTGAACAAGATTGAATTTTTCAATATCAAGTAGTTCCTCAATTACCTGTGCTACCTTAATACCTGAGATATGTACATTAACTGCCGGGTCTTGACCAATAGCTGAATTCATTAAGTTCAATAAGTTCTGAAACTGATTTGCCTTGGCGGCAAAATGCCTTGCACCAACCGGTCTAATTTTTCCTCTGGCTGCAAGGTCTTCAGGTGTGATAGTTTCAAATAAAGCAGCACCAAATTCATCATCAACCACACGGACAACATCACTGATCTCCATATTTCTACGAGCCAATTCAAGCATATCATTAAGTAGAGGTTCAAGGAAGTTACGTTCAAAGTACGCTACCTTATTATGGAATACACGGGAAGCTGCGTTATCTAAAGTCTGTACTTCAAAGGCTGTCTTCTCTCCCGGTGTACGAATACCCATAGCTTGACGAGGTGCACCGGCCATCTCCTCCATCTTATTCTCAAGTATCTGAATCTGCATATCAGCATTAAGGGCAGTACCATCCGGTCTGATCATATCTACATCGCCGTCTTCACCTACAAAGACTTTCTCACCGGGACCATAGTTGAAGTCTTCTACAAAGCCTTTGACCTTCATAACTGGATGTGCGATTAAATCAAACACATCGGCTTTAAGATTCTCAAGATGATCAATACGATATTGCATACCTACAAGATTATCTAGTGGACCCATCGCATAAAGATTATCAGGCCGTAACCTCCAACCAGCATGACGGATGGAATTACCACGCCAAGAAGGATTAGGAATATTACGAATAACCCTCTGTCTATCCACAATCGTAATGATTCTGTTTTTGAGTAACCCCTCTTTTTCAACATCATAGATATCTCCATGGAGTTCAATAATCTCCACATATCCTGAGTTGTAGTAATCAATGATATTACCAAAACCATCAATCTGATAACCTTCAGATTTATGGAAGTCAGTTACTGACATACCTTGAAAGTTCTTACGAGTATTAACTATACCATCAAAGACTTTTTGTAGATAACCCCATTCAGGATGATCTTGTATATCAGCGGCAAGTTCCCCTAAAGATTTCATGGTACGAATAAGTTTAGGGGAGTACTCAATAGACTGTGCCGTAGGATTAATTAAAATATCGTAAGGGCTAATACGTACAGACTTGGGGCCTACGTAACCCGGTATTACTTCTCCCGTTTCCTCATCTGTACGAGTTTCATTAACGTACTCACTAGTGCCAAATACATTACCATAATCTATATAATCATATACCATACCGCTTATAGTATTAACAAAATTACTTGTACGTAATTTATTCATCATATAGGCAGAGATAACTTTACGCTTTTCCTCGGCTTCAGCATCTTCATCATCACCTTCCCACAATAACCATTCATCATTGGGAAATAGTGCAGCCATATAGTTTGCATGAAGATTGTCCCGTAACTGGGCAAGCTTAGGAGTTGTAGTAGAATTTTTCCAAGGCAGAGTAGAGTTAGTTGTTTTAGAAGTATCAGTAGCAAAAAGGTAATTACGTAGTTCCTTTTTTTCTTCTACCCAGCTACGACGGTACTTCTCATAATCTAGATAACGATTAGAAACAGCTACAGCTAAAGCGTCAGGTGTGCCTATGAACTCTGAGAAGTCTTGTGTACGACCAGCCATGATTTACTCCTTATAACCCACCACCAGCACCTTCATCATCTGGAGGAGCTTCATTTTGATCGTCTCCTACA